GTCTGTATCTAAGGTCGTTTCGATTCCACTATCGTTAGCTTTCTCTGGCGTATAATCAATCGCCTTCAACGCCTCTGCGGCACTGCGTGAAAAACTCATGTCTTTCGCGACTTCCGCGATTATCGGTAAAATAGGTAGCGAACCATTGCGCATATCTTCCCTACTTACACCATAAGTAAAAGAACCAACGTCTATCCTCTCAGCGATGGCATCAATGTCATCACCTATGCTCTCAACGATTTCTGTAAAAGCACTTACGCCATGTTCTTTGAACAACACTCCTAGGAATTCTTCCTTTTCGAGCCATGATCTGACGCCAGCAGATGCAAACGCGCAGTCCGAGCCTTGGTTCATGCGCGCGATCTCAGCCATAAATTGTTCGGCTATACTAAGACCTTTATTCCTTTCGGAAAAGAATACCGCTGTAAGGGGTCGGAAGATTGAGCCGGTCCCCCAAGTATTGCTGGCTTCATGATATACATCTTGTAAGAATATGTTGACTAGCTCGCCATTATTGACGATCCAGACTTGCTTTAAACTATTGATCTCGATTCCAACTAACTTAGCTGCTTCTTCAACTGGAGAATAAGTCTTCTCCATACTAGAATAGTCTACCCGGCTCTTCGGATAGGCGAAGACGCAGTCGTCGCCAGCCTGTACACCAAGCATCGGTTTGAATCCAAGAATCATCGGAATACAGTAATGGATAACGACGCCTCCATAAAACGAGCCACCCACATGAGTTAACTTAGCACCAGATATTAATCCGTCGACCATTCCGAAAATAGTAAATGGCTTGGCCTCGAACCACGGACTTACCTCTTTGGCCTTCCCAAATTCTTCCTGCGAAATTGAGCATAATGATGTGTCCATTATTAAATACTTATAACATAAGCAATAAATGGCAAAATCCACCCAATCATAATATTCCGCTTTGAAGAACGGCCTAATAGCATAGTACATCATAGTGGCTAAACCAGCACCTATGACCGTGGCATCATATTGACTTTCGTCAAGGGATAAGAACTCGTAATCCTCAGCATGGCCCTTGGTAATTAGATTCTTTAGAATCTCGACTCTATTAGGCTTGTCGAGGAGGCTTGGCATGAAAGAAACTTTGAGTCTTTGAAGTTCTTTAATTAGTGGTGTACCTACCATGGCTTCAATCATACCGGCGAGTGCGGCGTTTGGATACACGGATCTGGTCTTACTTTTCTTCGGTACAAGTGATCCGTTTTCCTCTTTCCAACCGTGCTTCTGAATTCTTGCAAGTAATGTAACTATAGATGGTAAAGTAGAAGGGTCAGAAATTACAGTATTATCTAACACATAAGCAATTGCGTCAATATTACTGAAGTTACGATTCTTGTTGGTGCGTGGATCGATTACACTAGAGCCGACTAGCTTTCTAGTGTCCACCCCTGAACTTAAAAGTAATCGAGTAGCAGTATCTGAATCAAGATCCGCCCAACCCTTCGAATAGACAGGCCAACCGATCAAACCATCATTATCCTGCTCCATTCTTACTTCATGACATCCAACAGGCGACAAGCTCCCTTTGCGTAGACCAGCGGACTCTAGTTTGTCTCGTAACCAGAGAGATCCATCAACCAGCAGTTTACTGAACCGATCCGTTATTTCTGGGTGACCCCATCCTTTAATGACGAAGTTTAGAGCAGATTTTTGAACGTCACCGATACTATTGTTATCGAAGCCGCCACCAGTCATTACCTGATCCATCTCCATACACCACTGGACGTACTCAGAAGAGTTTTTGTCAGCAGGTTCCAAAGATTTGATGAGGCTCATGTATTCTAATTGATCAGCAACAATCTTAGCCTCTCTCTTCTCTAGCGCTTTTATGACCTTCGAGGATCGCTTCCTTGCATTATCAACCCTCTCCCCAAATTTAATATCTAAAGGACGAGTGCCATAGCGTTTGTAACCTGCGCCTAAGGTCGGAGTGTTTCCAGTTGGGTTATCAGTGAACTCAACGTCGGTTCTGTAGTAAAGTTGGGTCAGTCTCTTATATAGGCCAGTATCTGATTTGAGCTGCCGCACGATTTCCCTCTGAACTCGCTCCATTTGGAGGTTTTCCCTGGCCGGGATGAGTGCTCCGTTCGCATCCATGGTGAAGTTACCATCAATAGGACTATGCGTAAATCGGAGTTTTAATCCATCGTTCATATTAAATCCTCCTTTTGAATTCTTTGCGTATACGTCGTTTGTCTGTAACGATCGTAACGATTTATTAGAC